GGTATAGTGTGTTGATGATTGCTGACAAGGCTATCATTGAGGAACGCAAGATAACTGGACACAGTGAGCAATACGCAGAGGACTGTGCAGAAAATTGGGTATTGGGAGTGATATGATGAACAGATTTTTGATTGACCACCACCCCGATGCAATCGCAAAGTCACTGTGTGACCAGCACATTGTGAAGATGCCATTGGAAGAAGCACAGATGCTATGCACTGCACTGTGGCATCATGCCCCTGACTATGCGGAAGAACATGGCCTGTACAAAGCGGTACACCAAAAGCATCCATGTACCCTGTGGGCTATGGAGACACAGGCTAACTTTAGTTTTGCTTACAGCTTGTATGTATCCATGCTATGTGAGTATCACCACCGCTATGGCAAGTGGCATGGGGCTGGCAAGCACAGTGAAGCTATCTACCGTGGCATTGTGCATATACCAGAGGGTGCATTGACACCACACCCTCAATGCTTCAGTGGTCATGACGACTTGAAAACAGATGAGCCGTGGCCTATCATGGCATACCGTGCGTTCTACATCGTAGACAAACTACGATTTGCACGATACAACAAAGGCAGAGGGATGCCGCAATGGATGAAAGGAGAAGCCTGTGCATAACAAAAACCTAGCAACAGCAGACCATGTGTCTGCACTGTTTGATGAGATAGAGTACCTGCGTACACTTATCAAACCACAAGACACTGGACATATATACACTGCAATTAGTGTATTGAATGACCACATTTCACAACTGTTAAAGGAGATGGAAAGAGGATGACGACTAATGTTTGTTGAAGCACTTGTGTGCCTAGCACTCAACGTATATCACGAGGCACGTGACCAGCCCTTCATCGGGCAGGTTGCGGTTGCCCAAGTGGTAATGAACAGAGTGAAAGACAATAGGTATCCTGACAATGTGTGTGATGTAGTTACACAAGGTCCAACCTACGCATGGAAGCCTGACTTCCCTGTGCGTCATCGTTGCCAGTTTAGTTGGTACTGTGATGGCAAATCAGATGAGGTTAAGGATGATAAGGCTTGGCAAAAAGCCATGCGTATTGCACACGGTGTGTACTACGGCAACCTAGATGACTTTGTTGAAGGTGCCACGCATTATCATGCAACGTATGTCCTGCCTGAGTGGGCAGAAACAAAGACACCTATTGTACAAATAGGACAACACATATTTTACCGATGGGATTAGAAGGCTTGACTTTAGCTTTCTGTTTCTGTATAACAGAGTATCACTTGCCCTTCGGGGCTACAACCGTCCCAAGTTGGGACACTAAAAGGAGAGAGAGAGAAAATGCCTTTAGATTTTACAGCACAAGATATCTTGCCTGATCACATTAACTTCCCTGTGGAGTTTGAGCCTACCAAATTTAACAAGTCCAAGTATGTCGTAAACGGCAACACTGGTGAGTACCTTGGGATTGTGGGTAATGGTTTTCCAAAAAACTCACACGGGGATTACTTCAGCCAAGTGCATAACGGAATTTCTGAACATTTTGGTATGGACTTTTGTGATAGCATGAATATTACTTTTAAGACTGCACGTAATAATGCATGGGTTATGATGGACATGGTTATGCCTAACGTATTGCGTAAGATTGAATCTGATAAACATGCCACCACGATTGCACCACGATTGATTGCTCTACACGGTATTGATGGTAGCTGTTCCAATCAGGTGTATTTTGGTTCTATTGATTTCTTTTGCACAAATGGAATGATCACAGGCGACTTTGATCAAGTGAAAAGAAAAAACTCGTCTAACTTTGTCTTGGAAAGGTTCATCAAAGAATTGAAAGATACGGTATCTGACTTTAATGAGTCGGCAAACAAGTATCAAAGATGGGCAGAAAAAAAGCTTACGTCTTTTAATGTCAAGGAGATGCTTGAAAACATTATGACAGAGCGTAAGTCTGAAAAAATGTTTAGCTTGTACAACCAAGAAGCAGCTACTCGTGGTCAGAATGCATGGTCACTATATTCTGCTTTCACTAATTATGCTAGTCATCAGGGTGAAACGAATGGTTTTGCGTTAAGAAACACAGGAAACGACACTCAAGCAGAGAGCATGTGGAAACGAGAACAAGAGGTATCTAAGTGGATTAGCACACCTCAGTTCCAGCAACTGGTGGCTGCATAATGCAAACAAAACTACAGAATGTGGTGGAAGATTACTATAATTCTTATGAGTTCAATAACTTAGTTGAACAGTCTAAGAAACAGTATCAATACCACATTAGCATCATGCTAAACACTGTAGTTGACGGCAAAGCTATTCGGGAAAGACAATGCGACAAAGTGTCATCCCGAATGGCAAAGCTGGCATACAATCAGTGGTGTGAGCGAGGTATATATCTAGCTAATCACGTCCTATCTGCATCAAGAATATTGTTCAATCATGGTATGCATATGGAGATGGTGCTAATAAACCCCTTTTTATCGGTTAAAAGACGCCCACAGAGCGTCCGTAGCACTGTCTGGACTAGGGAGCAAGTACAAGCCTTCTTAGAGACGGCGTACAGCGATTTTAGCAGCCGTAATGTTGGGCTTATTGCGCAGATGGCATACGAATGGTGCCAACGTGTGGGTGATATGAGGCTATTAAAGTGGGACAACCTAGATTTAGAGTCTTCTCGTGTTTATATAAAGCAATCAAAACGAAAGGCAGAGGTATTTTTGCCAATTTCGCAAGAATTGTGTGAGATGTTAACTGATCAAAAGAAAGACTTTGGATTTCAAGAGTATATTGCACCCATGACTGTTGCAACTAATGGTGTATATCGTCCTTACACATTACACAGACTGCCTAAAGTGGCACGTAGAATAATGAACCTAGCAGGTCTACCTGATACGTTGAGATTATCAGACTTGCGGCGTACTGGAACTACAGAAATGGTAGATGCTGGTGTCGGTATGGCACAAATTATGTCGGTTACTGGACACGCTAATCCACAATCGGTAAAGCCATACATGAAAAATACGTTCACAAGTGCAGATTTAGCCTTGACCACACGAAAAAAACATGATAGTAAAACATCGTGATTGCCCAACGGACCTATATATAATACATATATAATGAGGATATTAAAAATGGACATTAAAAGTTACGTAGAAGATTTAGATATATCTGTAGGAGAGTATCGGAGAATGGACTGCCCTGTATGTAAATCTTACAAAACATTTACAGCTACAAATAACATGGGCTTTTTATTGTGGAACTGTTACAAAGCTTCTTGTAATGTTAGTGGAACTGTTCGTACTAACGTCAGCGTGTCTGATTTGCGTAAAATGTATGGAAAAGAAGACTTGTCCCAACTTGGGACATTTGAAATGCCTATCCACGTAGTAAATCGTTCTGGTGGCTTGTATATGGATAGATGGTGTGCTAAATGGGGCATTGACTCAGACAAACTGAACTTGATGTACGATGTAAAAGAAGACCGTGTTGTTTTTCCAATAAAAGACAATGGTTCTGTTGTAGATGCTGCAGGTCGTTCACTTGGTAGAAAATTACCTAAATGGAAAAGATATGGAAAAAGTGGCTTGCCATACACTTCTGGTTGTGGTAATGTCGCTGTAGTTGTTGAGGACTGTGTTAGCGCAGCCGTTGTTGGTGGTTACGGCTCCTTTGTCGGGGTTGCGATTTTAGGCACGTCTTTGTCAGAGTCGCATAAAAGGTATCTAGCACAGTTCTCAACAGCAATTATGGCCTTAGACCCCGATGCTCTGCCAAAAAATTTACAGTTTGCAAAGGAATTGCGTCCGTATGTAAACGAAGTAAAAGTACTAAGACTCAATGACGATATTAAATACCGAAACCCTGATGACGTGAATAGGCTCTTGGCCTTTCAAAAATAAAAGGAGAAAACCAAAAATGGAATTATCAATTATTAGAAGTTTAATGGACAAGGATTTCTACGACAATCATCGTGGAGCCAAGTGTCCTGATCGTTTGTTTGGTGCAGACAACCGCAAAATCAAAAAAGCTATTGATGTTGCAATGGACAAGTACAATAGATCTGTATCGCCAGAAGAAATTGAAGCTTTGTTTTTGTCTAACAATCCAACAATGACGACAGCACAAAAACAATCTTTTTCCCATTTGTTTAGTCAAATAAAGAAGGAGCAGCCGCTTGGTAGTGATATAGCACAAGAAGTTTTGTCAAAGCTATTCCAGCAGGTTGTAGGCACAGACATTGCGGAGTTAGGATTTGAATATGTCAATGGAGACCAAAGCAGTTTGGAATCCCTTCGTAATCTATTGGAGCAGTACAATGACAATTTTCTTCCTGATCTTAATGTAGAATGGGATGACTTAGACATAGATACTCTTCTTGCTAAAAATGACCTTGAAGCACGCTGGACATTTAACATACCCACGTTAGGTCGTCAGGTTGAGGGTATTAACGCTGGTCATTTAATTGAGATTGGGGCAAGGCCCAATACAGGTAAAACATCATTTCATGCAAGTTTGATTGCGTCTCCGCAAGGGCTTGCTGCACAGGGTGCTAACTGCATTATCCTATGTAATGAAGAGGGTAGCCACCGTGTAGGAGCGAGATACCTAACAGCCGCAACTGGAATGACAATGAAGCAGATAAAAAATGACCCAGCTAAAGCACGTGACCTGTATGCTCCAGTCAAAGAACGCATTAAAATTAAAGATGCTACAGGTAGGGATATGGCATGGGTGGAGTCTGTCTGCAAAACATATAAGCCAGATGTTATCCTACTTGACATGGGCGATAAGTTTGCACGACAGGGCGGTTTTGCTCGTCCAGATGAAGCGCTTAAAGCTAATGCTATCCATGCACGTATGATTGCCAAGCAGTATGAGTGTGCTGTGTTTTACATGTCTCAGCTATCTGCGGAAGCAGAAGGAAAGGTTTTATTAAACCAAAGCATGATGGAAGGCAGTCGTACTGGTAAGGCCGCTGAAGCAGATCTCATGCTTCTCATTGCTAAAAACCCGATGAAACAAGAGGAAGATCCCAATGTTGAAGACCTTCAGCGTCACATCAATGTTGTAAAGAATAAGCTGTCTGGCTGGCATGGTGTTGTTACCTGTGAGTTGGATTATCGTACAGGTAGGTATACAGCGTAATGCAAGGTGAGTTGTTTACATTTACTGAAAAAGAAGTTGTAGATGGTTTAGTTTGCAACAACTGCGGTGAACTTCAGCCTATCAATCAATTTCAGCACATGGAGTCTGGAGAGATAAAGAGAAAATGCCGTACATGCGCACGTAATCAATCTCGTCTGTTGAATGAGTTAAGAAAAGTACATCCTTATCCAGATGAACATTACAAGTGTCCTATCTGTACTAGAAGCATCAATGAAATAGGTAGCACAGGACAGACCAGATTAAAGAATTGGGTGCTTGACCATTGTCATGATACAGAAACCTTTCGTGGTTGGTTGTGTCACCATTGCAACACTGGTCTTGGGGCATTTAAAGATTCTATTGACAGAGTAAAGAATGCTGTGCTATATCTTGAAAAGCATAAGGAGAAATTAAAAAAATGAAATTAACACTTGATATAGAAAATACCGTAATACATCGTGACGGTAAGATGCACCTTGACCCCTTTGAACCTGAGAACTCACTGACTATGGTGGGTATGCTTACAGACCAAGGCGTTGAGCGTATCGTTACCTTTGATCACAGTGAGGTTGATGCCGATGAGTATGGACATGTGTTGGTGCAGGAGTTCCTAGATGCCACCACTGTTCTCATCATGCACAATGCAGCACACGATTTGCTTTGGCTGTGGGAGTCAGGCTTCAAGTATGATGGTCCTGTGTTTGACACAATGCTTGCAGAGTATGTGCTACAACGTGGTCAAAAAGAACCACTGTCACTTGAGGCTTGTGCTGAACGCTATGAGTTGGACACTAAGAAGCAGGACACATTGAAGGAATACTTTGCGAAGGGCTACAGCACTCGTGATATTCCACATGCTGAATTATCTGAATATCTTTCTGCTGACCTTCGTGCCACGCAACAACTTTCAGATAAGCTGTATTACCGTCTTAATACACAGAATGATTCAATGTTAATGGATACGGTCACACTTACAAACAAAGTGGCTGTTGTGTTATCACGAATATATCAACGTGGGTTTAAGGTAGATATAGACTCTTTATCTAAGGTTAGAGAAGAGTTTGAATTAGAGAAGATTAACCTTGAACAAGACTTACAAAAACAAGTGACAGACTTAATGGGAGACACACCTATTAATTTAAATAGTCCAGAGCAGCTATCTCAGGTAATCTATAGTAGACGCCCCACAGATAAATCTATGTGGCAGAATGAGTTTAGCCCCTATATGAAAAAAGCAGAATTT